GATTCTTCGTGCGGGAATCCCGCTCGACGTGCCGCCGCCCGAGAGGGAGCAGCTCCTCCGGCTGGGACTGCTGCACGAAGAATCCTCTGGGCCAGCAACGCGCCCTGGACGGCCACGGGCTACGGCGAGCAAACCCAGCAAGCCACCCGGCGAATCAAAGCCGCCGGCCACGAAGTAGCCATCGCCTCCAACTACGGGCTCGAGGGCTCAACGATGGAGTGGGAAGGCCTGCCGGTCTACCCCCGCGGCCTAGACATCTACAGCAACGACGTGATCCCTGCCTATGCGATGGACTGGGGCCGACCAACTGGGCAGCAGGCCCTCGTCATCACTCTCTTCGACTGCTGGGTTTTCAAGGGCGCTGGCTGGGACCATGTGGAGCGCGTCGCCTCCTGGGTACCCATCGACCACTTCCCCGCCCCGGCCCCAGTCATCGAGTGGCTGAAGCGCCCCAACGTGACACCGATTGCCATGTCGCAGTTTGGGCTTGACGCCATCGAGCGCCACGACATTAAGGCGCTGTACGTCCCGCACGCCATCGACACCAAGGTTTTCAAGCCGACCGAGTTGATGCACGGTAGCGACGGCCAGGTGCCCGCCCGCACATGGATGGGCATCCCCGACCACGCCTACGTCATAGGGATGATTTCTGCCAACAAGGGGCAGGTGGATCGCAAGTCCTTCGCCGAGTCATTCCTCGCGGCCGCGATGGTTATGCAGAAGCACGACGATATCTGGCTCTACCTTCACACCGAGCCAAGCCCAGCGATGTCTGGCCTTGACTTGCGGGCGCTGCTTGCCGCGACGGGCGTGCCGATGGACCGGGTCGCCTTCGCTGATTCGTACTCCTATCGGATGGGCATCCCGAAGGAAGCCCTTGCCAGCATCTACACCGGCATGGATGTGCTGCTTCAGCCCAGCCGAGGCGAGGGCTTCGGCATCCCCGCCGTTGAGGCCCAGGCTTGCGGCACCCCGGTCATTGTGTCCAACGCCACCGCGCAGCCCGAGCTTGTCGGCGACGGCTGGCTCTGCGACGTGCAACCCGCATGGGACGCACCCCAAGGCTGCTGGTTCTTCACGCCCCTAGTGCCGAGCATCGTCGACAACCTCGAGGCTGCCTACTCGCGAGGCCGCGGCCGATCCCAGCAGGCCATCGACTTCGCCGCCAACTACGACGCCGACGTTGTGTTTGACAGATATTGGCGGCCAGCGCTCAACATCCTCCTGGCACCATGAGGGTCGCTTGGGTCACGCACCACATCCCTAGGGTTGAGGAGCGGCACGCGGCGCTACTGCCGGGGAAGTATGCGGGCGGGGCGGAACGGAACACCGACTACATGGTCACCGCGGCACCAGCCGGCGTTGAGGTCACCTACATTGAGCCCGAAGCCGCTGAGAGCGCCGCAGACGAATCCTGGGACCGGGTAGTAGTCGGAGGCACCGACAAACTGTCTGAGGCCTCCATGAATTTCCTAGCGGCTCTCAGGCCCATTGTCTGGGTGCAGCACGCCCAGCACCGCACACCAGCCAAGGCTGACCTGTTCCGCCAGGCCTCGCGGTTCTTGACGATGAGCCGCGCGCACATGGGCTGGGAAGCCGAATGGACCGGCCGGGCCGACGCCTTTATCCACTCCCCGGTTCCCCCGCACTGCGTCGCCCCCGCCGATAAGGAACCTTTTGCCTTGTTCGCGGGCAGACGCCACCCGGCCAAAGGGAAACTCAACGCCCGCATTTGGGCGCAGCGCCACGGCCTCAAACTCGTCGAGCTGGAGAACGCCCCGCACGAGGTCGTCCTTGACCACATGGCCCGCGCCAAATACTTCGTCCACCTCCCCAAAGAGCGGGACGCCTGCCCCCTCGTCGTCATCGAGGCCACCCTCGCTGGCTGCGACATCGTCACCAACTCCCTCGTCGGGCGGCTAGAGCCCGGCGACCCTGCGGCAGTCCTCGCCCAGCAACCCGAGCGGTTCTGGCGAATTGTGGAGGAAACAGCATGAAGATCGTTGTCACCGGCTCCGCCGGCACCCTAGGCGCCCCCCTAGTCGCCGAGCTGCGGGAACGCGGCCACGACGTCTGGGGAATCGAACTCCAGCACACCGGCCAGCCCCAGACCATCCGCGCGGACGTCGCCGACTACCGGCAGCTGCGCGCCGCCTTCGACCGCGTCGGCGACTTCGACCTCGTCTACCACCTAGCCGCCGAGTTCGGGCGCATCAACGGCGAGGAGCACTACGAGCAGGTGTGGCGCACCAACGCCATCGGCACCCGCAACGTGCTCGAACTTCAGCGTGAGCGCGGGTTCCGCCACGTCTTCGCCTCCTCCTCAGAGGTTTACGGTGAGGCCGACGCCGAAGCCATTGACGAGCGCTACCTCCTCGACAACCCGCAGCCGCGCCTCACCAACGACTACGCCATCAGCAAGCGCGTGAACGAGGAGCAGATCCGCAACTTCGCGGACCGCTACGGCACCAAGACCATGACGCTGCGGTTCTTCAACGCCTACGGCCCCGGCGAGCGGTATCACGACTACCGCTCGGTCGTCTGCCTCTTTGCTTACCGGCTGCTGACTGGGAAGCCGATCACGGTGTATGAGAACTACCACCGGGTCTTCATGTACCAGGGCGACTTCATCGTGACGCTTGCCAACGCCGCCACGAGCTTCGCCCCAGGCGAGACCGTGAACGTCGGCGGGGACGAGTACGTCAGCGTTGAGGACATGGCAAACATGCTGCTTGAGGTCACGGGCGCCCACCCGTCCCTCGTCAACCGGCTCCCGCTGGACAAGCACAACGTGACCAGCAAGAAGCCTGACATCTCCAAGGCCAAGGCACTGCTGCACCACAACCCGCGCACAAGGCTCGCTCAGGGACTTCCCCTGACCGTTGACTGGATGCGGAAGCATTACGAAATCGGAGGCTGACCGTGGCGATTAGCAACGGCTACGCAACCCTGGCGCAGATCAAGTCTGCGCTGCGCATCGCCTCCGGCGACGCCACCGACGACGCCCTCCTTGAGATGGCCGTTGAGTCCGCCTCGCGCCTCATCGACGCCTACTGCGGCAGGAACTTCATCAACGCCGGCACCGTCACCCGGTACTACTCCACCGAGAACCCCTACGTCGTGCAGATTGACGACGCCCGGTCAATCTCCCAGGTGCAGACCTCCACGGGCCTGGACGGCGTGTACGACACGACCTGGACGATTGGCACGGCTGGCGGGCAGGGCGATGCCCAGCCGGAGCCGATCAACGACTACCTCGGTGGCGTGGTCTGGCCCTACACCCGCATCCGGGCCATCGGCGACTACTCGTTCCCGACTGGCCCGGAGAATTCGATCAAGGTGACCGCGGTCTTCGGCTGGCCCAACATACCGGTCACGGTGACTCAGGCGTGCGTGCTTCAGTCGTCCAGAATTTTTGCACGTTTGCAGAGTCCGCTAGGCGTTGCCGGCTTCGGGCCCGACATGGGGATCGTCAGAGTTAGCCGCGGCCTTGACCCCGACGTCGTGCAGCTCGTTGAGGGCTACCGCCGCGTCAACGGTGTCGCATGACAGCGCTCACCGACCTACGCACCGGGCTCGCCACCAGGCTCGCAACCATCACCGGCCTGCGGTCCTCGGCCTACATTCCCGACAACCCGCAGCCCCCGGTCGCGGTCGTGATGCCGGGCCGCATTACTTACGACACCGCGTTTGGGCGCGGGTCGGACGAATACCAATTCACCATCATGCTCATCGTCGGCCGCGTAGCCGACCGGGCATCACAGACCAACCTCGACGCCTACTGCGCCTCTAGTGGTAGCGCGTCGGTGAAGGCGGCAATCGAAGGTGACCGCTCCCTCGGGGGCACAGCCTTGGACTGCCGAGTCACAGAAATGACCAACCAGGGCTCGCTCGCCATTGGGGACGTCACCTACCACACGGCCGAATTCTCGGTCACCGTCATTGCCGCCGGCTAAGGAGAGCACAAGTGGGCAAGTTCATTGGCAAAAACATCCGGGTGAAGGTCGGCAGCACCGAGCTCACCGATCACATCGCAAGCGTTGAGGTCACCGAGACAGTCGACGAGATCGAGGTCACGGCCCTGGGGTCAGCGGCGCGGCAGCGCATCGCCGGGCTGAAGGACGCCTCGGTCACCATCAGCCTGCACCAGGACTACGACGCCTCCAGCGTCAGCGCCACCCTGGCTGGCGTTTTCGGAGGCACGGCCAACGTGGTCATCCTCGCGGGCACCTCGCCCACACAGGGCACCGCGACGTCCACCGCACCCCTTTACACCATCCCGGTTCTCTGCTCCCAGCAGACGCCCGTCAACGGCCAGGTCGGCGACCTCACCACATTTGATGTGACGTGGCCCGCCGTCGGCGAGATCAGCAAGTCCACCGCTGGCACGTTCTAGGCCTAGGAGAATCCCTTGCGCATCCAGTTCACCATCACCTACGCCGACGGCACGGCGGCGGAGGCTACGGCCTCCGTCGCCGACCAGGTGGCCTTTGAGCAGGCACACGACCGCTCCATCGCCCGCCTCGCCGACGACTTCCGCCTCACTGACGCCTGCTGGCTGGCGTGGCACTCACTCCAGCGCACCGCCCGCACGGCCGACGACTTCAACACCTGGCTCGACAAGGTTGAGAACGTCGAATTTGGTCAGGGGAAGATCGTCCCTTTGGAGGCGACGACAACGCCCACTGGCTAATTGTCCACCTCGCCTACGAGTACGGCCTCGCGCCGTCCGCCGTGCTGGCTGAGTCGGACCGCATGATCTTCACAATGTCGAAATACCTGTCATGGCGCGCCAACGAAAGCCGGAGGAGTTGACATGACCGACTTCACAGTGCGCGTTGAAGGAGCCGACCAAGCCGTTCGCGCGTTGCGCACAATGGAGCCCGAGACCGCCAAACAGGTCGGCAAGGAGATCTCCAACGTCGGCCGGGATCTCGCCGCCTACATCCGAGCCAACGCTCCGACCCAGCCTCCGATGAGTGGCTGGCGCGAGACGGGCGCGGCTCGAGGTCGCACCCGCGGAGGCGCTGGCTGGCCCGCTTGGGCGCCCATTTCCGCCAGCAGCAAGCGGCGCGGCGTCTCAGTCACTGTCAACATGACGGGGGCCGTGGCTGCCATCTACGAGTCGGCTGGCAAGAACGGCCTCGGCGGCATCTCAACCCACCCTGACGGGGGCCAGTTCATTCGCAACTTGAGCCGCTACGGGCGTCTCTACACCTCAGGCGGGCGCCCCAGATCTGGACGCCTCGCAGGCAAGGCCATCGTCACGCAGTATCCCGAGGCCATTAAGCGCATCCAAGCCGCGTGCGACCGAGCCGTCGACGCAGTCAATAGGAGGTTGCCCTCATGGCAGTAAGTGGGTCAGGCAAGGGCATCCAGATCGTTGTCGGCACCGACTACAACGACCGCGACCTCAAGCGCGCCCAGGCAGACCTCAACCGCCTCAAGATGCAAGCGGCCAAGACTCAGGGCCCCATGAAGCAACTGGGCGGCACGCTTCGCGGCGCGCTCGGCCCGGCGTTCGCCCTTGCTGGCGCAGCTGCCGCAGGCTTCGCCCTCAAGCTCGGCGTCGAGGCAGTCCAGGCCGCCATCGAGGAAGAGAAGTCGGTCGCCCGCCTCAAGATGGCGCTCGACAACCTCGCCCTCGGCTTCGCCATGCCCGTCGTCGACGACTTCATCGACAAGACGCAGCGCGCCTCCGGCGTCGCCGACGACCAACTCCGACCCGCGCTAGGTTCCTTGGCCCAGGCCACGGGCAACCTGTACGACGCCCAAAACCTTCTGAACCTCGCGCTTGATGTGTCAGCCGGCACGGGCCGTGACCTCAGCAGCGTCACGACGGCACTAGCTAGGGCCGCCAACGGGCAGACAACCGCGTTGCGTCGCCTCGCCCCCAGCATTGACGGGGCCGTGCTCAAGACTGGCGACCTCACCAAGATCACGGGTGAACTCACCCGCCTCTTCGGGGGCCAGGCCGAAGCGCGCGCCAACTCTTACGCGGGCACCATAGACCGGCTTAGCATCGCCGCAGACGAACTCATGGAAGCGTTCGGCAAAGGCTTCCTTGACGCTTTCCGAGAGGGCCTCGGTGGCAGCACCGAAGAACTCATGGACACCTTGCAGGACCTCGAGCCGCAGATGGAGCAGATCGGCGGCACCATCGGCGAACTTGCCGGGACGATCGGCAAAATGTCGGGCGCCATTGACCTGTTCGGCAATCTTGTCAACATCGCCGTCGTCAACAACATCGGCCCCTGGCAGATGCTTGCCGACGCCATAGGTATGGGCGCAGACGAGTCAATGACGCTCTCCGAAGACGCCAAGCTCATGGCCGACGTTCTCTCCGGCACGGTGTCATCGGGTATCCAGCAGGCCACCGACGACATGGGCAAACTTGCCCGCGAAGCCGAAGAGACCGAGCAGTATTTCGAGAACCTCAACTCGGAGCTCAAGATCTTTGGGGACTTGACCTCAAAGAATGACGCCGTCCGCGGATACCAGGCCGCCCTTGACGACCTTCGCAAGTCAGTGAAGGAGAACGGTCGCGCGTTCAACGACACGACCGAAGAGGGTCGCGCTAACGCCGACGCCCTTGACGACATCTTCACTTCCGCGCAGAAGGTGGCGGAGGGTCAGCAGACAGCGGCCGAGAAGATCCGCACAATGGAGCAGGCGTCAGCGGATGCCACCGACGTGCTCAAGAAGATGGGTGTGCCGCCCGATGTGCGCGCCTCCCTGATTCAGCCTTTCGACACCCTCATCGCCAAGTTCCGCGAGAACAACACTCTGGCGGACAATCTGAAGCAGCGCATGGAGGGCTTGCCCACCGGCACCCGCACGTTCACCTACGACATCGTCGTCAACAACGCCAACAGCCTGCCGCCGCACATGCGCGCCGCCGGTGGCCCTATCGGCCTAGGAGGCCGTGGCTCCGACACCGTTCCCGCCATGCTGACGCCAGGCGAGTTTGTGGTGCGCAAGGCTGCGGTGCAGCAGTTCGGGCGCGGCTTCTTCTCGCAGCTCAACCGCGGCATCAACCCGCTCGCGGGCATGACCCCGACCGCGGGCGGCTCAGGTGGCGGCCTAACGATCAACGGCGGCATCACTGTCCAGTCGGCTCCCGGTGAGCGTGCCGAGACATCCCTCCCCCGTGCGCTGCGTCGCGCGGCTTTCCTGGCAGGCGTGAATGGCTGAGACGTACAAGATCGGCGCGACCGACGTCACCACGTTCCTCACTCACCTCCAGGTCATTGACGGCAACATCGGTGTGCCGCCGCTGCGCCAGGACGACTATTCGGTGCCGGGCCGCACCGGCGCTATCGCGGCGACCCCGTGGTGGGGTCCGCGTGTGGTGACGTTCGGCGGAATCGTGGCGGGCTCGACTCGGCCCGCGATGCAGACCAACCTCAAGAGCCTCGGCTCGCTGGTGCTCAATGGCGGGGACACGTTCACGCTGTCGCGCACGATTGACACGGCGGGCACCCCGACGCACACGGCGACGGCCCGCTACCTCGGCGGCCTTGAGCAGTCCGAGGCGCTGTCCAATCGGGTCGCCCGCGTCGCCTTCGACGTCGTCCTCCTTGATGGGTTCTGGTACGAGTCGGCCTACACACCCGGCACCGCCCTCGCCGGCACCACCGTCGTCAACGTCAACGGCGACGCCCCCACCCAAGACATCACCCTCACCTACTCCATCGGCGCGGGGTCGCAGCGGGTCACCAACTCCGCCTACCCCGGCCTCGCTCGGCTCACGTTGAAGCCTGGCAACAACACCCTCGTCGTCACTGGCGGCGGCACCGTGACGATGGCGTACAAGGCGGCCTGGCTGTGACACATCTGCGCCTCGACGTCTACGACGCCCTCAATCAGACGTACCAGGGCACGATCTCTCAGTCACTAACCAGCGAGTTTGTGGATGAGTTCAACTCACCAGGCTACGGCACCGTCACGGTTCCCCTATTCTCGGCTGACGCTGCGCTGCTGGTGAAGGACGCCGTCGTGCGCGTCATCTACCGGG